TTGCCGTCATCCGCTCCTGAAGTAGGATTGCCGCCAATTGTAGCATAGACCGCCAAAGTTGAAGGTCTTACAGGCGTCCAGTCAAGTGTAGCACTGAAGGTAACAGCATTTCCGTCACCTGTGCCAATAGAGCGCCCTTTGATCCAATCAGAAGTGAACCAGGGGCTGAAGTCCTTGAGCAAAACATCATCTTGTCCAACAGGAGATTTATCCACATCAGCTTTTACTTCTCTGAAGAAGACAGCACCTATTGGGGCAGTCATTGGCTGAACCGAGACAATTTCGGGGGCAATCAAAGAAGGATATACCCTGCGGAAAATTCCCAGCACCATCTTGACAAATTCAGGATAGTTATATCCGAAAGTGCCGCCCTCGCCCTCCATCAGAGTCGTCATAGACTTCTTCTTGTTCTTGAAATACTGCAACTGGTTCTCTAGCACCTGTGCTGTTATGAATTTAGTCCAGAACGAAGGTTCACGCCCCGTTCTGGTCTTTATTCCTTCAATTACCTCACTCCATCTGCTAACCAAATGCCGTTGATAATTGGTATCAAGCACACGCCTATCCATCATCGTCATTTACCTCCTTCTTTTAGTTCGTCAACTGATGATATACCGATTTCCTTCAAGTCTGCCTCCAATTCATAATTATCAATCTTAGTTTCGCCTCTCTCCTCTCCTCCCGCTACAATTATATCATCAATATCATTGGGGGCAAAATTCTGCTGTAGTCTATCCAATGAGCTTATTACAGGCATCTCCTCTTGCACAAGTCTGTCTATATCCTTTTTATCAGTCAATCGCAGCTCATAAATCCTATCAATGATGTCATTGATATTGGGACGAGCACCATACCGTTTTGCCGCGTAAACAATCGCTTCAGCCAGCTTGTTTTCCTGCTTCAACTGCCTGTTTTCCTCTTTGATTTGCCGCAAGGCTTCATTGTCATTCTCATATTGCTGTAGCTCGCCCCGCAGTCTATTTATCTCATTCCTCAATTCCTCTTCTCGAAGCTTGTATTCCTCTTTATACTCTTCTTTCTTATCTTTCATTTTTTGCAATTTGGATTGCAAAGCTTCAAGCTCTTGCCGCAATTTCTTTATCGTCTTTCTTAATTTTCTTTCTCGCCGCTTTTGCCCTTCTGTCTGATTAGCCAATTGCTCTATCTTATCCTGAACAGGTTTAATGGTCTCCACATTATCTTCAAGCTGCCGAGACAATCTGTTTATAATTTCCTCTTTTTCCGCAATTTCAGTCTCTTTGGCATGCAATTCTTTCTCCAACTGGTGGCGAGCCTCTTGCTCTGCCGCCAAAGCCTGATATGCCCTCTTAAGGGTCTTCTTTATATCCTTCTGCAATTCTACGGTTTCTGCCACCGTAGGAATTTCCAGCTTTGCCGCCATTCTATCTACAAAATCAGATATTTCCTTGCTATCAAGCCGCAAAAGCCTTTTGAAAGGTATGCTTTCCCGCAAGGTGTCTCTGTCAAGGTATTCAGCCACTGTTCTTTCAAACTGAACCAGCTTCAACAATCCCAAAGCCGCCTCGCCCAACTGCCTCATCTTGTTCAATATTTGTCGCTGATCAGCTTTCTTCTTGTCTAGATTCTGTTCCAAAGTCTTTATCTTTTCTTTAACATTTTGAATGAACTGGGCAATATCCTCATCTATGACAACTTCAGAGGCAATTTTGCGCAATTCCTTTATGACATTCTTATTTGAATCAAGAGGCTGCAATTCCTCAACTCTTTCCTTAAGAATCTGGAAAATTTCTGCCTTTGTCGTCTCATATCTCTGTTTAAATGCTTCAGCAATGCGCTGCTCCAGCTTTTCAACAAGTTCAGGATATGCCTTCTGCAATTCCTCTATGCTTCTAATGGACTTCTTTTCCAGATGCTCTCGTAAAAACTCAGGAAAAGCCTGCTGAACACTCGGATTCGCCACAATATCAAAGGTCTCAAGATGAAAGTCTGTTACTTTTTCTGCATTGCCTTTATCAGCAGGTTCTATGGTGCCCTTGCCTCTGCTACTAACACCAACTTTAGCACCCGCCTTTAAGATAGCTTTTAGCTGCCTGCCCGCCTGTGAATCCTCTATGACTTCCGCCTCGCCTATGATGTTACCATCCTCATCAATTTCAAGAGAAGTAATCAGATGAGAAACCCGCCAAAGAGAAGTGCGCCCATCACCAGGATGATCTAGCTCGCCGAACATCCTGCGTTCTTTTATACGCTGCTGTGCTTTTTTGATCTCCCGCTCCCATTCCTCACGGGGATAAACTCTATTATTGCCTGTGGGCTGGTCGGCTTTGGCGAAAACCCCTCGAAATTTCAGCTTCTTTTTGCCGCCTGCCCCTTCTTCTTCTATCAACTGTGGGTCCAAATCCATATATTCACATAAAACCTGTGGGGCACCATTCATGGCTTATCTCCTAATTTTGCTCTTTATCTCTTTAACCATTTCTTGCTTCTAAAAGGTGTCTGTTCTAATGGATGCCGCTTTTTGCGGCGTTTGCGGCGACTGACCTTTCCTAATGAAAGCCGTATATGTCTTCTATCCCATCCTAAAAATTCTCGGCGTCCACTAGGATAAGCCAGCCGCCGCTTCCGCCACTCTACTATACTTCTTATCTCATCACTCAAGCTCAATCCTCGTCCTCATCCTCATCTTCATCTTCATCCCAATCATCCTCATCCAGATCATCCTCATCCAGATCATCATCAAGATCAAGGTCGTCATCATCATCCAGATCGAGATCTTCATCGTCCAGATCGAGGTCCTCATCATCTATTTCTTCATCCTCTTCAAGACCTTCAAGAAGATCGGCAAGATAAGTAGCTGCCGAACGGATGATCTGGACGGCATCTTCTATGTCCTCATCATCATAATCTTCTTCTTCGAGCACCTCTATAACCTTTTCCAGTCCAGCAACGAACTTGTTGATGTTCTCATCCTCTAGCAGCTCATTGTCGATATACTCAAGGATGTCTTTCAGGGCAGTAGCATTATCCAGAATCAGCTCCTCAGCAACGCCAGGAATCACAGCAGCAGCAACCTTGTCAAGAACAAACGGCAAATTTGTCAACATTTCCACATCCTCCTTCTTTAACTGACCTGGTTTGTAAACATATTTGACTTTCTTACGGCGCTTTTTCTGCTTCTTGAGGATTTCCCGACGGTGCTTCCTGTAATATTTTCGTGCCTTCCTTCTCTGCGCCGCAGTAGTCTTTTTCGGTCCACGACGCCGCTTCATTCTTACGATCTTAACCTCGTCTAGATCACTCAATTCATTCTCAGTTTTCTTCACCATCTCATCCAATTTGACACCCAAAGACTCAAGTTCTTCTCTCAGATTAGCACTCATTTAACTACCTCCATCTGTTTGGTTACAAACTTGGCAAAAGCCCTAAAACTTTTCCACAAACTATTTATTAACGAAGAGGCAAAAGTTAATGCCTCCTCGCTTACATCTATTTCTTTTTGCCGCAAGATGTCTTTCAAAGACAACAAAATATCCCTCAACTGAAAACAATCAGACATAAAAGACTCAATAATAGAAGGTTTCAAAGTTGAATGACTGGCATCCATTTCAGCCATTTCACTGCGAATACTGCTCAAAAAATCGGCAAACCTGTTGATACCACTTATAATAACCTTTTTATCTGGTTTATCTGGCTTGCCAATCAAATCCGCCTGAGAAACCTGTAGCCGCACTGGAATATGCTCTGTCCATTCAGATAATCCAGTGCAAAATTCTACCAGCGGGGTTATTGCCTCAAAATCTTGTGACAATTTATCATTAAGCCGCAAATGCCGCAATGTCCCGATGAGTGTGGCAAGCTGAACATGGTAATCAGACTGATAATTTGCCGCCGCCTCAATCAATTTATATATCCTTTCCGTAATGCTAAATATATTGTTGTAACTGGGTATTTTGCCCATCTTTTCCATGCCCCGAATAGCAACCTTTCTCTGGGCAGGATCATAACTGAATCTTACACGGCAAAGGTTGTTTTCCTTGTCCTCTAACAGAGCATAAGAAGCAAACAACGCTACCAAGCGGCAATCAGGGAATAGCCGCCGCAGCTCTGAGATGATTACCTGATGCTTCGTCAATTGATCCGCCGCAATCAACCTGTTAAAAACACTAGGAGCTATACTTTCCATCCTGCCTCCTCGCTATCGTGTATAACAATTTAACCGATCTCTCTAAGGCGGTCAATCTGTCCTCTATCCGTTTATTAGTCTGCATAAATTCTTCTAATTTGTCAAGAATTGCCTCACTGGCTTTGCCATCACCTTCATATTTTTCTCTTTTTTCACTCAAAGAACTGCCTTTTTCAATTGACATAAATAATCCTCTACGACCGCCACCTCCGCCGCCTTCACCTCCAGCTATCTTGCTGGCTTCTTTTTCAGCTTTAGCATTGGCAACTGCTGAAATGATAGCTTCTTGCTCTTTCTCAATTTGCCGCTCTTTCATTAGCTTATCTATCTCTTTGTTTGTCAATCCAAACACCCGTTGCATCGCATAGCGTTTGGTGAATATCTCAGCCAGTCGAGATACCACATCTACCTTTGTAGATAATACTTCAGCTCTTGCCAATTCAAAGATAGCTGATGGAGGCTCCATCTGCACTGTGAACTTGTCAACCCAGTTATCCAAGCCTCGTGCAATTAAATGCACATTGCAGAGAAACTGGATACCCGCCTTCAAAGAAGCCTGTATCCTCATGATAGTTCGGGCAAACCTCATGTCCTCTTGACTCAAGGTGGAACGCCCTGGCGCTTCTTCACCACCCAAATAGCGCTGCGGCACTTTCAATGCCGACTGCTGTTTCTTTCTAAAATACTCAACATCATCTACCCAGTTGATTTCTGGAGTAGCAAGGACATCTACTCTCGTCTTTTCTCGCTCTTTTGTTAGAGGAATGAAAATATCATCTTCATTAGAGAAAGGGTTAAATTGCAGATCAACATTGCCCGTGACTGGATTGACAAAGCGCCGCCGCTTGAACTGCATCCTGATCTCTTGGGCAAACCGCAATGCCTTCTCTCCCGTCAAATTCCCCATATCATAGTAAATCACATATCGAGGATTGGCACGGGTAAGCTTGTGAATCAACAAAGAATCTTCCATTAGCCGCAAATACCTATAAGTCCACCTGTTGCCCTCAAGGATAGAATAACCATATACAGACTGGCGGCGAGAAACCAGCTTAAAATGTATAATCTCGTAGGGCTCAAACAATGATACTCCCTGCTGTTTCAAAACAGCTTTGATTTCCTCTATCTCATCTTTTTCTTTTTCGGTCTTGCCACCATTTTGCCTTTGTTTACTACGAATCTTGAAAGCCCTTACAATGGTTGGCAAGACCATTGAAGATATTTTCCGCTTTCTCAAATAGATATAACCTATAACCTTGCCCTGCTTATTCAGCAGAACCCTCATTTTGGCGGCAGGTAGGGGCAATAACCCTACTACCCCTTTGCTATCATCAAACATCATCGCTTCAAAAGCATTACCATATTTAGCGACATCCCTAGCAATGCCCCAAATATTCTCCTGCAATCCTATCTCATCAATGACCCTATTTAGTTCATCTTCTATCTTTTTATCAGAGCACTTGATCCAAACAGCCCTGCCTTCACTATTGGGCTGGGTAGCATCATCAGCGTATATATCAAGGGAAGCGGAAACCTCCGCCGTCATGTCCATAGCTTCATAGTCTTCATAGCGCTTTTGTAAGTCTTTGGGAGGGGTAAGAGTCAACCAATCAAGGAAAGTGCGGCTTTGCGGCACAGCTATGAGTCCGTCCGCTACAAGTGCAGCATCAAAAAATCCTTCTTTCTCTACCTCTTTCTTGTCTCCTTCAGCCTTTACAGGCAAGAAAGCCTGCCGCAACCTGTCAACAATCCCCATTTCAAAATCTCCTCATATTACCAAACCCCCCACCAGAACCTTTATCATAACCTTTGTATTGCCTCAACTGCTCCATGACCTCTAATGCCACATCTCCCGCAACTCCTACTTCCTTTTCTAAATTATATACCACAGCCGCCACACAGTCAGCCAAATCCTTGCTACCATCTGGCGGATGGTCAACCTTATTCCTTTGCGGGTCATATATTAGCTGCGTCAATTCTCTTATAAGAGTCTCACTATGAGGATATTTAACTCGCTCATCATAAAGCGCCGCCTTCAATAGCTCATAAGGTTCTATGTCTCTGTCAAGACTGACAAATTTGACCTCAAAATCTCTTTCACGAAGGCGCTGCGCCATTTCTGCCGTCTGAAACCTGTCCATTGTTACAAGCTGAATGTTGAACCCTAGTCTATCCCGCAACTCATAAATGATATTCCTTATTACCCCGAAGTCTATCTCACCCTCAAGCGGCGGCACAACCTCCAATAGAAAATCTATACAGATAATAGGAGCAATTTCCTCTTCTTCGCCCATTTTCCTCTTGTGCACTCCAGAGATATACCCCATTGCAATGCCTGTAGAATTTTCCGTAAGAGAAGTGTCTATATGCACAACATGGATGGCTTCCTTGTCTATATCCCCCCAAGATGTTGGAGTTATTAACTTGCCGCCCGTGCCAAACTGCCACCTAACTCCACTCGACCATATTATCGGAATGTCATTATCCACTGCCACCAAAACCTTCTGTGGCTGGCGAATATAGCGCTTTATGCTCCATACACCTATACCAGCAATATCCCGCAATGCCCCCATCAAATCAGTCTCAAAATCCTCTTTGTATTCTTCTGGCACATCAATTATCGGAATATCCTCTCGTTCGGCAAGCTTGGCATAATGCGCCTCATTGTCTTTGTTGATAATAGCAGGAGCATAAACACTATTTCCAACAAATACCTTGAATCGAGGGGAATCTTCATAACCAGGTTTCACATCCCACAAGGCATATTCCCTTACAAATATGCCAGGGTCAGTTACCGCTGCTGCTATCCTCTTTTCTGTAAAATCATCTTGCGATTGCCGAGAAGAGATAATAACAAAAATCCCTGGCACTTTGCCCGCTGTCATATATCGTGATTTCATTCGACGAATGATAGCATCATGGATCAGTTCAGCATTGGAAACAAAACCTTCACCTGTGCGGCGACGCCTCACTTGCATAAAATTAGACTCATCCATAACCGCCCCAAATACATTCAACCCCAATACATTCGTATCAGAGCTGGCGCTGCCATATATCCGCAAACCCTTCTTCATAAATACCTCATCACGAGTGGCTTTTATACCTAGCCGCTCAGTAAAATAAGGCGACCGCAAAAGCTTGCTGGTTATGTTCTCATTGATAACTTCCCTTGATTGTCGTTGCGTCACACTGATATTTACAAAATATATCTTGGAATCAGGACTCAACCCATATACAAGCTGGGGACTGCGCAGGCAACTAACCTCATATATCACCCTGCACATTATAAGAGATGCCAAATAGGTCTTACCCCAACCTATGCTACCTGACAACACTACCTCGTAGTAATTACGGGAAAATATCTCTTTCAAATCCTCTACAAGGACAGGATAGGTATTCTGTGCCACATTGCCCAAATAGTAAGGGTCAAACAAAAACTGCTCAATAGAAACAGGTCTTTCCTCATAAAGCCAATTTTCCAGAGCATCTATCACCTCACTATTGCCCGAAGTAACCTTATCTAACAGACTTTCAATGACTTCTAGCTCATCGGGGGCAAGATACTTCTTAAGGGATTCTACATATTCCAGAGGAGATTTGTCTTCTAGGATACTGAATCGCCGCCCGCCCCGCTCAATTATCGCCATTGCTTTCCCCCTCTACCTGCTGAGCTGGTTGCAGGGTCTTTTGCGGCAATTCATGCCGACTTACTACTCTTGCTAACTGTGTTATCACATTATATATCTTTGCCCGCTTCTGAGGATCACCCAGCACATTGGCTATCAAGGGATTTTCGGGGAATTGCGCCTGTATCTGCGCACGGGCATTGGCATCTATTTCAACAGAAACTCGCCCAATTTGCCGCTCCACCAATCCTAAATCCATCTTCAGGTCTGCCAAAGTCTTCAAAATATCCATTGCCGCTCGAATTTCCCCTACCGTAGTTCGAAACAGCTTGCCTATCTTTTTCTCTGTCTTATAATCTATCTCAATGCGCTCTTTCTGGATTCTATACAACTCCTCTAGTTCTTTGATTTCATCCAAACCTTCTTTAAGTTTATCTACAGCCTCAATAAATACTGAAGGCAGGCGAACTTTGACAATTTCCCCTGCTGGCAAAGACTTTCTATAAGCCTCTATGTAAGATAATGCCGCTTGATCCGCTATATCAGTCCACTCGTCTCTTGACCGTATATATTGCAGGATTTTACGAGGAGGGAACCCCAAACGAATCAAAGAATCAACATCTTCAAAACAATCTAAATCTCTTACTTTGTCTGCCGCCGTTGAAGAGGCAACCGACGCATTTGTCTTAATTCTGCGTTTGGGGTATCCCATATCGTGCAATCATGATTGCAAAAATTTAAATTCTCGACTTTTAACCCTCATATCCTCGTTTATATAGCTCATCTTCAATAGCGGTTACAATTGTATAAAAAGCCATAGACCCCAAAGCTGCATAGGGATGTAAACCTGCCCACAAATCTTCTTCTTCATAAGGCACCCATCTCTCAAGAGCATTTAGAATTTTACCAATTTTTACTAAAACTTTAAGATCAGGAATTTTAGGCCAGCTTTTTATGCGCCATGGCATACCTAGTTTATCCCATGCCCATTCAGCCGCTTCAAAAGCTGCATCACTTGCATATTCCTCTGTTCCATTTTTAAGCCATTCAATTGCCTGCTTAACTGCCTGCTTAACTATCTGCTTTACATTCATTTTTTTTACCTCCATTGTTTAAAATGGTTCATGCCTTTTTCTTTCTCTATTCCAAAATAACATGGAATTTTACAGCAACCAAACATTTAACATTTCCCTTAATGTTTTTGCCTGCTGTTTTTCCAGTTCATTAACAGATTGGCAAACTCAACACTGGCATCAGCATTGTGCTCATTCACATCTGCCATAAATTCCTCAACCAATTTCCAAAGCGGCTTGTCACATATGATATACAGATGCTTTTGCCCCCCATATGAAAACCACATAAAGTTCCTGTCAAGAGTGTCTCCATACTCGGCAAATATCTTGTTGAGGATTATTGCCAAATCATCTACGGTTTTGACCCGCTTTTTGGCTTCGTCAAAATTCTCTGTAATTTCAGAAGGCAACCCTGCACTTTTCAAGGCATCACTTACATGCCGCACAAGCTTATTAAAAGCATCTTCATCAGTGAACCCCATAAGATGCTGTAATTCCTCATCAGAATATTTTTCAGACAGCTCCTCATATAGTCTAGCAAATTTTTCAGGATTTATTTTGCCCCGAATAACATTTAACCGCAAAGTAACAAATTTTCTTAAGTCCTCTTCTTGCCACTTGTTATCAGTAAGGATCACCGCAGGAATTGTTGAAAGTCCAGCTTGCTGGGCTGCCCTCCATCTGTGCTCACCCCCTACTATCTGATATTTGCCGCCCTCAAGAGGCACTACTTGTATCGGATCAATAAAACCAACTGCCCGAATTTCCTCTACCAAACGGTTAAAAGTGCGGTCGTCCATCACATTTGGATTCCAAGTATTGGGGATACAATCTTCAACTTTTAAATGCCGAACTACCAACTTGCCCTGTCTTTGATTTGCCTTCATTGCCAAATAACCTACTGAATTAGTAGGATGTGCAATCATGATTGCACAACCTACTAAACTGGTGGGTTATTCTTCGCTGCTTCATTCTTTCCTCTGTTCTTTATATAAGCAAGCACTTCTTGGAGATTGAACCTATAAAGGTGCCCGATGCGCACATGGGGAATTTTGCCTGCTTTGGCAAGGCGGCGCACCGTCGCCACCGAAAGGTTCAACAAGTGAGCAAGTTCCTCTGATGATAAAAGCCGCTCCATTTTCCAAATCCCTGAATTTCTATTAACAAAAGGAAACAACAAAGTCAAATTCTGAACAGCGCTTAACACTAAAGAATAGAAACATACATTACTGCCACAAAATCGGCTCTTTCTCTATCTCCTCTGTTCCTTTTATCTCCTGCAAAAACTGAAACATAATATCAAGAAAATGCCCCGTGCTCAACCTATGCTGTAAGAGCAAAATAGGCTCTAATACTAACCTGCAAACCTTATCAAAACTGGAGCTAACAAACATTGACATTATTCGCACTTTTCCTTTCTCTTTGACCCGCATATCATCCTTTTCCTGTTCGAGCAGCTCAAACACTCTAAGGAATGTAGCAAGCAAGTTAAAAGCCTCAATGAAAATAAGAGCCGAACTCAAGACCTTGCCCAAGAAGTAAACTCCAGCTCGCGGAATCGAGGGTATTTGCTCAACAAAGTCCTCTACATCCCGCCTGATGATCTGAGCAACTTCGACAAACATTGTTGGCGACATCGTGAATATGATTTTTGACAGGATTACAGCAAAGTCTTGAAGGAATTGGCGGCGGCGCTCCGCATCCTGTAATATAGCCTCAAGTGTTACACCCTCCAGCTCAGCCTGTTGTTCAATAGTTTCCTGCCATTGTCTAATCAGCTCGTCAATACGAGAAACAAATTCCTGTGGCGTTGGAAAGTGCTTATACAAGGGTATATTTGCTTCGCCAAATTGCTCTGCCAATTCCTGTGCTACAAAATCCATACATTGGCTCAACAAGATAATCATAGATGCCCATTTTGACTTTGGTTGCCGTTTTTGCTCACCCATCATGCACCTCCATGACCTAAATCTCTAGCATTCCGCCCATTTTATATATAAGCAAATCTTTCCTAGAGGAACAAAAAAAGGGCAGGCGTGCAATCGGATTGCACACCCGCCCCCGCAAGAAGGAGGGGAGCCTGCTTCAGTCTTCGGTTAGCACTCCTCGTTTGGCTAGTTCTTCTCGAACCTCAGGGTCACTCAATAATTCCTGCCACAATTCCTGAATTTCAACAATCAGCTTTTCTCTTTCCGCTTTTAGTCTGTGAATGCGGGTCAAAATATCACCTGTAACAATAACACTAAGGAAACCACATCCAGCCGATACCATAAAGAGTGCCGAAAGACCGCCCGACACCAGCGGAATGAAAGGCGGTATCACCATCAATAATATCAATGCACTTGTCAATATCACAAAATCACACCACTCATCTTTTCTCATGGCTTGCCTCCTTATGATTCCAACAAGATATGATAAGCATGCCGCTCGGCATTTTCCTCGCTCATCAAGGACTCAAGTGCCGCCTCGCAGGCATCGATAACTTCATTAAGCGCCTGCTCGGCATCCTCTTGAACGCCAAACGGCTCGCCAATGAACTCCTCTATCTCTTTAAGTGTATCGACCATATCCTTATCCATGTCCTCGCCTTCAGGAATCCAGTAGGTATAGAGATCAGACCGCAGCTTAAGTGCCTCGTCCTCAATTTCCTTCAACTCCCACACCAACTCATCAATTCGTTCGGCACTAGCCTCCAGAACCTCCCAAACATAGTGTTCTGGAGGCACTTCGTTGAATTCTTCTTTACATAGATCATCTTTACACGCCACCTGCAAGGCGGTATATGCCGCCTGCTTGTAATGCGGATATAACTTGTCAAACATCTCTTTGCGCAACTGCCTGATCTTAATAACCTTTTCTTTGATCCCATCTACAATCCTCATGACTCCACCTCCTTATATCCATGTTCCAAAATCCTCTGTTTCACTGCCGAAGCTGCTTTATCAAGCAGCTCCTCAAATTCATCTTCCCGCAGCAGCTTCAACATCTGGTCAAACAATTCTTTTGAAATAACAGCATCTACTTGAGATACATGTATATCTCCCAGCTCGCCATCAGGCACCACAACTGAATACGCCCGACTAAACCTGTAATTTTTCATATGTTCCTGTCGATACTCCTCCAGCACCTCTACCAAAATCACCCCCACCAAATCATTTAGCAAAATCACATAGTCTCCAGCCTTGACCTCTGCCTGCCAAGGCTGGACCTTGGCATCGGCGGCTTTTCTGGCTTGCTCGATAGCCGCCATCATCTCATCAAAAGTGTTATAGAATTCTACTCTCATGGCTCCACCTCCTTTCAGTTAAAATACCTGTCATAATCATCCAAACAATCATTATACGGTATTTCTATTACGCCTCCTTGCTCAAAAGCTTTTGCAACTATTTCCCATCTCTCGTCTAAAATATATTTTTCTCGTTCTATAATCCGATCAGTCAACTGCCAAAAATATTGCACAAGTGGACTGTCTTTTATAATCGTCATACGCGTCATTTTCAGCCATTCATAACCATAATTATATTCAATTTCCATTATCCCTCCATCTGCAAATTCTAAACGCATTATATCTGTGTGTCCATACACAGGTGCATACCCCACTTCTTGCTCCTTCCAACTCCAGCTTTTCACAAGCTCATCTTTTAGCAGCCCTCTTTGCCGCAGCAGCCGCAAAAACACGGCACACTGCTCTTCGGGTTCTTTGATATAGTCACAATCCGCATCTGGAAAAGCATTCTTCAATTCCTTAACTGTAAATTCCGTCCCTGCAACTTTCTCAAACTGTAAGAGCACTTCTATTTCTTCGTCATAAAACGAATTGGCAAAATCACCCAACTTTCTCTTTCTCTCAACAATTTCCTTTTCCCTTCTCATGACTCCACCTCCTTCTTCTTTTGCCCTGAATACACGAAAGCCGCCAAACCCGCAGGGCTTTTGGGCTTGGCGGCTCGGCAGGGCTTCTTTGCCCTGCCTTCTCAACGCCCCCCATCGGGGGGGCTTTATATGTCCATCGTGCTCTCATCTCATTATCAAATATAAGCATTATTTGCAATTTGTCAAGAGGATCGGCAAATTTTTTTAGGTTTCTTTTCTGCCCCCTTTTTCTTTGGATTCGGTAGGGCTTACTCTGTTCTATGTTTAAGCAACAAAAAACAGAACTAAGCCTTATTTTCTTGCCTTGCGCAATATTGCCGCCGCTTTGTCTAGGAACTCATTAGCCTTGCCGCCCTGCAATAGCTTAAGCAGAGTGTTAAATTGCCTCTTTGTTATAATCGCCTTAACTTGGCTTTCGTCAAAATATCCGAACTCACCTTCAGGTGCCGCTAAAGAATATCCATATCCCAACCAGCGCTTCCCTGCATCCTCTAATATCACAGCTATGATCACTTCTCCTGCCTTATCTACTATAATCACATAACTTTCGGGCTTGATTTCCTTGTTCATAGTTCCCTCCTTAGTATTAGTCATAGTCATAATCTGGTTCGGTTATAAATATACCAGGCGGCACATCAAGCACACCTTTGGCACAAAACTCATCATATAAGCTGCAAAGCTCATCTTCATCTAATTGCTTGAGTCGCTTGCCAATATAATTAGCAGTGGGGCTTTTTCTTACAATCTCAATACCACAAGCTGGTTCACTATCGCGAGCATCACTGCAGCTGACTTCTAACTCCAGAACGCCTCTGTCGGGGAAAGTCCAATAAACATCATAAACCTTAATTGTGTGTATATCATAATAATCTCTAGCGCTCCATTCTTTCACATCTATATCAAACAGCTTTTTGTCATACATTTCGCCAAATACTTCAGCTAAGTCCTGAGTCAAGGAATGATTAAAATGCTTAACAAGCTCATCAAGTATTTCTTTAACTTCTTTGAAATATTTTTTAAACAGCGCCTTTTTCTTAGCATTCATAATCCTGCCCCCTTGTAATCTTTGATTTGCCAAATATGAAACCTATCACCATTCTTGCCCTCGTTCCTTCATTACACATTTTATTACATAACAAAGCATCTGATTTGTCAAATTATACCTCAAAATATCCCATTACTAGTTCCTTAGCATCATACATTGTTCCTTTACTGTTCAGGTAATAAACATTTCCCGCCGCCGCCTCATCCTGTAACATTTTCCTCACTTCTGCCTCTGTCTTGTATTTCAGCAGCTTACAAGCATAGAATTCCCCCAAACCATCAGGTTCAGACAGCAGCTCTTGAGGAGCATCTGCCCCCGATAGCTTGAACATTCGACCAATCACACTGGCATGAACATAAACGCTATCCTCCAAACTAAATACAATGGGACGGGTGTCAAAATGCAGGTAAAAAATTTTGTCTTCTATTTCAGCCTTTATGATGATTATTGAACTTGCTTGGGCTGTTCTTAACCGTGTTTTCTTTGCCCTCATGGCTTTCCCTCTACTATTTCCATTATTGAATATAAGCAATTCGTGTTGAAAATCCAAAAAGAAAAAGGGGGGATGCCCCCCGTATCCCAAAAGGGCTTTGAGAAGGGAGGAGGTAGAGCCTAAATCTTATGTCCTCTTTCCATCTTCAATATAAGCAACCTAAGAGCAAGGGTCAAGAAAAAAGGTCTAGCGGCAGGTATGTAAGCTGGTTTTGCGCTCCTGACGGCTTGCTTGCAGGGAAGCATGCTAAGGTGGGGTCCCCTTTGGCAAGGGGGTAAAAGAGGACTGCCTATGGAGGGAAAGCCAAAATTGCCGCCCATTGCCAAAGCGGCAGTTACAAACAATCCCGCCGCTAGACCACCAAGCATAACCCAAACTCTCTATTGTCAAAAAGTTTGCCGCCCTCACTATTGAGGACGGCAGGTTGGGGGAGGTTCTGGACGAAGCGATTGACACTTCCTTTATACTCAAGTCCTGTCTTGTTGTCAATATCAAACCGAAAAATTATGGCACACATATTCCCTCAATATCAAAAGATCCTTTGTAACAGCGGCAAGGGGGCTCACAATCCACATCAAACATACAACGCGGACCCGCACAATCAGGCAACAATCTGCAAGCCAATGAGGAATGCGACAATTTGAGGATGCCAATGACAACTGCCAAAACAAAAGCCAAAACCCAAATAATAATGACTACTCTTTTCTCTTTCCTCATTGTTCTCTCCTCTTATTCTTCAGAGGTTTCTTTGCTACGCTTTTGAAGCACTTTTTTAACCCCCTCCCATAATGCCTTTACCAAAATTTGCGCCTCTGCTCTATCAAGTTCCCTGCCGTTGAAACATACTTCATAACAAAAGACCTTTAGATCGAGAAAAGGTGTTATTACAACTTCCAACTCGTTGTCATCCGCCTCTCCCTGCCAATCTGAATCATACAGCACAAAAGAAGAATCTCTAAACCCAAGCTGCGGCGTCCACCCCAAACTGCCCAAAAACCTTTTCCAATGCTGGATTTCTTTTTCCAGAAGATTCAACTGCCGATTGACCGCTTTGTCTTTTTTGCCCATGCCGTAACCCTCATTGTATCAAATGCTTTTCTGGTGTTTCCTTTGGCATTTCTTTGTTTGTTTCCTCTAAAAATCGTCTAAAATTCGCAAACATGTTATCCATCATCTCTATTAGACTAACATCAGGCGGCAATAGACTTTCCATAATGAGCAATACAGGATTAAATACTGCCTCAAATGCTACTGAATATGCTTCCGATAAATCTGGAGCTTCATTCTCCCGCCTCGCCTCTTGTATCAAAGCCTCTGCAACCAACATAATTGTTTCAGCAATAGCCGAAGCATAAGATAATATCAAACCCATTAACCCTGCCAAGTGCGGCTCGGCATTGACCGCTTTCTTTACATCTGGCACTGTCTTCTCATATTCCTTTAAGCATTCCACAATACTTTCTGGAGACATCTTTGCCAAATTGTGCAGTAGGGCAATCGTAGCCAACAAAGCTGAAACTTGCTTGGCAGGCAACGACCGATATAAAGTATCTATTACTTGTTTGGATGTTTCTTCTGTTCCTTGAATGAATATCTTTTCAGCAGCTTGCCTCAAAAGCCGCGCATATTCACTCATTCTGCTTGTAATAGCTATTGTCCTTCCACTTTCTTTTCCTGTTCCTCTTTCCATAACTTTTCCTCTATTTCCTCAATGGTTGCCTCAGCTATTTCCAAACTTTCTCGAATATCCTCAAGCCAGTCCTTGATATGATTTATTGTTTCCTTAAGACTTATAAAATGCAGGTTGAGCTGCCTCGATATTTCTTCTGTTTGCCCTTTTTCGCCCATTACCTTCCCTCATAAGGTTATATAAGCATACAGGGGCAAAATTCAAAAAAATGTGGCTTTGCAATCATGATTGCAAACCACATTATCCTACATATCTATCTTTAATCACCGTATAGAATATTCAAAAGCTTTTTCAGAACTTTACCTATTTCAGCTCTAGACCCTTGTTTATCTCTATAATGCAAACCTGAAGACTCTTCTGCCTTTTGCAGCTTTGTCTTCAAAAGACTATCTAACATCTTCTTTTGCTGGTCATTAAGGGTAAATTTCCCTATTAGCTGGACAGATAAATAAAAATCATCTAAAGAACTCCGCTTTGGTTCATTCCATCTGGTCAAGCAAAATATTAACTTGTCTTGAGCTTCAGACTGTTCCGACGACTTTTTTGCCGCCCTGCCCTGCTTCTTTCTAGCTTTTTCCTTCATGGCTTGTTCTCCTCATATAGAATATTCAAAAGCTTCTTTAAAATTCCACCTATTTTAGCTTTAGACCCCCGCCTGTCTTTACAATGTAAGTCAACAGTCTTTTTTGTTCTTTGCAGTTTGACCTTAAAAAGGTCTTCTATCTTTTTTCTCTGCTGATCACTAAGAGTAAAATTCCCTGTTAGCTGAATAGACAAATAGAAATCATCTGGGGAAACTCGTGGGGGAACCCTTTTCAGCTCACCCCACCTAAGCCAGCAAAATGTTAGCTTGTTTGGGCTCAACCTATGCCGTTTATATATTCTTTTTGCCGCTTTGTTTTGCTTTTCCTTTACTACCTTGTCTTGCCTCTTTTCAATCTTTTTTCTCATGGCTTACCTTCCTTGCCTCAACAAGAGAAAAAGGGGAGGGCAATAACTTTGCCCTTCCCCTTTTCTTTAACTGTTAGCCTTCAGTGCCAGGACCACCACTTTTTGGCAGAGATGGATTGCTCGGCATCCAGCTTGACGGTATTGAGACATTATACTTGTGCTGGATGTAAGGCAGATCAGAGTGCGTAATGGGCAGCCGCTCTATCACATCACCATGATCAGAGTGATAGTTAACAACGAATCCATTACCGACCTTGTCGATGCTAACCTTCGTGTCAGACATGACTGACCTCCTTTGCTTCTAAAATGTTTCCACCAACCATCCAACCATCTACACCCTTTCAATCTTTCTGTCGCCTTTCACCCCCTTTCAAATAGTTGGAATTAACACCCTTACCAGCTTACCCCCCACTGAAGATATAAGCAGAAAAAAGGCTTTGTCAAAAAGAAAAACAGCTTTGCAATCATGATTGCACAACCTACTGTTCTAGTAGGTTATTATTCTTTTCTCACTACTTTAAAGTTCCAAGTCTCTTTCATCGCCTTTGACAGGGACACCCGACCATACTGTTAGCTGACTTCTAAATGATTTCAAAGTTACAAATATCCAATCATGAGAAGATTGAGTGCTACTTGCCCTGCCCATCAACTGAAACCAAGTCCGCAGCCAATTCCAAGCATCCTCATACCTATCAAACTTTATGTATTTTACCCCCTTGAAAATAGACTCACCCGACATCCCAATGCCCCATTCCAAATCATAAGCTACTACATACAAACGAAAATGGTCTTTATGAGGAATGATAGATGCTGCTATCAGCGTGTAATATGATATAGGATTTCGAGTCTTTTTTATTTCCCTAAGCACTTCCCAATATGCCTTCTGAATCCAGAGCTTGTAAATTTTTCTGCCTGCTACCTGCTCAACAATTTCCCTCAATTGCTGGTTATATGAACTCAACCGTAGTTCTCTGTCTTTTGTCATAACAACATTCCCTCTTTTTCGCGGGCAAACCAACCTTCTATCTCTTGTATTATATTATCCCAAAAACGCAGGTCTAAGCCTTTTCTTTCCAAACGAGGCAAGCCCCACCGCTGCCACCAATACTCCTGCAGGTCTGATAAGGAATAGTCTGTAAAATGCGCCGCCTGCCCCTTCTGGATTATTTCCTTCAGGTTTTTTGCCAGAGGAAAGAGAAACACCTCACGCTTTATATTGTGTTTTACACCATTCTTTATTCCCAAAAATGTCAATGCCCTGTTGATATTGCGCAGCTTGCGGCTAGGACCTGCCCACATTCCTCGCCCATACACCAACCGCCCTTCTTTGTATTTCAGATATTCCAATAAAAGCTCATATAAGTCATCAGGAATATGAAAAGTGCCAGTGCCCCTTGTATAACCGAGACTGATGGCGGCAGGACTACCATCGGGCAACTTCAAACGGTTATAAATGCTACTTCTGCCAAAAGCGCTAAGAGTAGTAAGAAACAAAAGATGGTC